TTTCTCTTGCCGTAACCTTTACGGCCGTAGGACTTACGTCCTTTGTAACCTCTACGATTTCTCATTTTCGTTTTGTTTTAAGTGAAACATTGTTATTTGAAGTAATCCACAAATACTATCTAACCTAGATGCAACTAGGGATTTTTGTTCGTCCTTTAATTCCATATTCTCTATAGTTTTAATAGACTCCTGAATAAACTCTATAAATTTTTCCATATTAAAAGGGATTTAATTTTTTTATTTGTTCTTTAATCCATTGAATACCTTCACCTAAAGCAGTAGCTTGTGTAACAATACGCATAACTAAAGGATCATTCCAGGTAAGACCAGCCTTTTTTAAATCAATATCTAATGATTTTTGCACAGCATCAGATTTTAAATTTTTTGTTAATTGTATATAATTAGACTGCTGAGCTTTAGACAAATTCATAGCTTGAGCTTTTACATCTAAATCTTTTATAAGATTATTAAGTTGATACTGACCTTGTTCTAATTTTATAGGATTCATTTCTTTATTAAAAGTTAAATCCTGTAAACGTTGTTCATTTTGAATTTTTAAAGCTTCGGCTGAACTCTGGGCAATACCTTGCCAGAAAGGAGATTCAGCATTTCTTTTAGCAGCTTCTAATTGTTTTAATAAATTATCAGTAGAAGCATTTTTTATTTGTTCTTTAACTAAATCAGTTTGAACATTTTTTAATTGAGTATCTTGATAAGTACTCAAACCTTGTAATCCCATAGCAGCAGCATTACCTAAATCTACTTGAGGAGCTCTAGGAGAATAACCCTCAACAGAAGAAGAACGTACAACAGGAGATTGAGTTTGTTGACCATATATAAGATTAGGATTTAAACCCGCTTCTTTAAAGCGAGTCATTTGAGCAGCAGGAGAATTATATTCGTTTTGACGATTCCAATCAGCTAAAGCATCTGCTCTTTGTTTATCATACATTTCTCTTGAATAAGAAAGTTGTGATTGATTAGTAGCGGACTGAGAGCCCGCATTAATAGCCGAACTAGCTAAACTAGCACCGGCAGCAATAAGGGGTAAGACTAAAGGACCCATATTTTTTTTTATTTTTTTTAATTGACATTTAAAAGTAGTGTTTTTTTTCGATTTTCACGCCACTACGTTCTGTTCAGTACTCAAAGTTAACACTTTTTTTAAATTAGTGTCAATTAGCACTAATATATCAAGGATAATTAGTGCATATCGCCCCTAACCGGGGCTTTTGACGGACAGAATCCAGGGCAAAGCCCTTACGATTCCGTCTCGTCGGTTTTTTCAACTCGTTCCGAGTTTTCCACAGAGTTATCCACATTGTTGATAACTTTTTTACGATGTTTTTCAAACGTAGTTTTTACTTCATGCTGTAAATCAGCAATCTCAGTTAAATCCAATGTCCTATAATCAGGCATTGTATCATCCTCATCATAATATATATCATTACGACCACCTACAGGTAAACCTCTAGAATAACGTTCAAGAATCGTTCTTATACTCATAGTTTGATCAGGAACAGTCATAGAAGGCATAGAAAAAGTTCTATACTTTTTCTCAAAGTCTTTTGCATTTAAAGAATTTTTTACTTTCATAATTTTTCTAATTTATCTCTACCCAACTGGGTATTTTTATACATTTTATTAAATGAATTTTTATGGCGTTCAACCAATATTTTTTCTGCCATATCTCCAAATTGATTTACCAAATCTAATTCAGCTTTGAGAGCTTCATCGGACATAACAATCTTTAAATGATTATTAATTAATAACTTTTGAGTTTCAGAATATAATTTGTCTTTATAATAACGAGGCATAGCAATTTTTTTACCTTCCTTGATAGGGACATACATACGATTTAATAAATCATTTTTATGCCATTTATGCATAGCATCACTAATATAATTTTGTCCTAAGCCTTTAGACATTAAACTAAATTCCTTTTGACGATCATCATTCTGATGACGAGGTATTTTACCAGGTTTTTGCATATACTTTAAAGTATAACCTATAGAAGCTTCATTAACTTCGCCAACAAATATAGAACCAAAAGGAACATACCCAAAACCAGCTTTATATTCGCTCCAGGCTCGTTCGACTTTTTCCACATCAGCATTAAATATAATCATATGATAATGAGGGCGGTCTCTTTTACTACCATACTCACCACAAACATAATACTTTAATTTTGTATCGGACAACTTCCGTAAACGTTTCATATAAGTTTGGATGTCCCTTTTGTTTAGAGTCATATATCCATTCTTAGTTAGAGGTACGTATTTAGTATCATAAGTAAGAGTAACAAATAAAGCAGTTTCAGAGCGCTCGCCCTCTTTCATCAACCTAAAAGACCATCCCGATGTTCTCCGTTTCATACAATTAGGACATTTACCGCAAGGAAGCGCCATCCATTGATTAGTAATTTTATCTCTAACTTGAAACGGAGTAATACATCGAGAACTCATTAAATAGTAGGTGTACCGTATTTAGGCATTGGGCGCACAGCCTTAATTTTATTTAGTACATGACAATACAATTTTTGAGCATCAGGATCTGTAACAGCAAATATACGTTCAGTATCCTCTGGTTTACATTCAATAAATTCCTGAGATAGAGTAGGCTCATTATCAAAAATTCTACCCAAATGCCAATAATCTAAAGAAGAACGGAAGTCACCAGCAACCCTTGAAGGCATATATTTATATTCAGCATAACGAGGCACATATCCAAATGTATCATTGGAATTAGCAGTAAATGCATATAATTCTTGTACTTGAACTTCTTGTTCACCAATATTAGCAAATGATGGCCAGAAATAATCTAAAGGATCAAACTTTAAGAAAGTACGAGGAATACCTTGTTGATATGCAGTTTTAGGCATAACTGACATAATACCAATAATATAACCGTGTTCTTCACAATAATAAGACCCAGAACGACCAGAAGAAACAGCAATACCATGACCAGCCATATTACCTTGAGGTAATTGATCTTGAGTACCAGAAGTATTTAAAACTTCACTAATAACTACTGGAGATTTAACACCACAAATATACTCTGGACGTTGTAAACGACTATCAGAAGACTTTACACCAAAATGAGATAAAATACTTTCAATATAACGAGTACCACCACGTGCATTTTTTTCTAACCATTCTTGTAAACGATAAGCACGACGTAAATCATTAATAGTAGTCGGTTCAGTTTCTAATCCTCCAGTTGCAGCAAACAAATCAGTACTAGTAGTTTCAGAATTAGACCCAGCAACAACAACAGAATAAGGAGTACCAGATAAAGTAGTAGGCGTTGGTCCACTTGTTGTATCTCTATAAATAGGAGCATTTTCTTTAATTTGACCTAAAGGAATATCAACAGCTTGACCCTTTTGAGCAAAAGGTAAAGAAGCAGTAAAATAATCATGTTCCCAAGCACGATAACGTAAAGTACCTAATCTAGCAACATCAGGACCTGTATTAAAATTATCACCATCAACTAATTTATAATCAACAGGATCAATTAAATTTTGGTCTCTATAATATTCATTATAAATAGCTTGATAAGCAGCTAAAGGAAAAGCAGATATTTTTGAAGTTTGAGAAGGATGTGTAACTGGGGGTACACCTAAATAATCCAAAAATCTTAATATACTAGGCGAGTAAGTAGTTGCACCAGTAGAATAAGTAACATAAGGAGCTACAATATCTTCACCAGTACCAACAGGACCATTATTAGTAATAAACTTTTCCCAATTATCCCATAAAATACGATTAGGAACAAAGAAGTAATGCATAGTAACATCCATTCGATGCATAACAGGAGCAACCATAGGAGCAAACCTAATAATAGACTCGCATGATAAATCAAATTTATCACCAGGAACACACTCTAATGTTAAAATAGGAGTAAGTTCACCCATATTAGCCGATAATTTAACATCATGAGTTAAATCAAAATAATTTTTATTCGGCTTTTTTAATTGAATAGAATTAAAGATATTTTTCATAATTATAATCGGATTCCTCCTCTAGACATATAATAAGTTCTTGATACCTTTCTCTTGCCGTAACCTTTACGGCCGTAGGACTTACGTCCTTTGTAACCTCTACGATTTCTCATTTTCGTTTTGTTTTAAGTGAAACATTGTTATTTGAAGTAATCCACAAATACTATCT